GTTAGGGCATCCGTTCAAATACGTTTTCAAGTTCTTGATATCCATTTCATTCGGCGACTGTCCGACCGAGAGTTTCCATTTTTGATACTCTTTCAATAAAACAGAGTTCAGGATTTTACCACGGTCAGAGAACTTGCAACATTGGAAAATAAAGGTTTCCGCGCTAAACTGCTCTGGGTTTTCGGCCTCGTTTGCGATGACCTTCTTGTATTCAATTGTGTTCAGTTTAACACCCTGGTAACAGTGTGCTCCGCGGAGTCTTACTTGCTTGAACCTGACGTCCATATAATGTTTCAACGCATGGAATGTATCCTTCGCAGGCTTTGTTTGAGACCATAAGCGAAACCTGCCTTCGATATTGACGGATTCTTCATCTACATCGGGACGCACAATACAGCACTTAGTCACGAATTCATGGAACCTTTGGTTGAGTTCATTTTCTGGGATGAGGGCGTGTGCGAACGGAGACGCGTTTTCTTTCGCGGCGACTTCAATCACCTGCGACTGTTGCGCGGTCTTCTCTTTGAGTTCATTATTTGCAAGTGTGAGTTCGTGGATAGTCTTCTTTTTCGATTCGAGGTCGGTGACAAGTTTCGCATTTTCGGTTTCCAATTCTTTGTTGCGCTCAATAAGTCGGTTGAAATTTTCCACGTTGTACATTGTAGCGTGAATGATGTCTTCGATGTGCTTTGTAAGGCGGGCAATCGTGAAATTGGTGTTATCATATGCGATGATTTCGGTTTTGTTTTTACCTGCGACTTCAATCGTGCGTAGTTGGCGGTTTATTTTAGGGTGCGCTTTGATATGGTTCTCAATTTCCACTTTATTGCAGACTCTGAAAGCGCCGGCGAGGATGAAATTGGTGTATTTCTTGTGATGGTCTGCGACACGGGCGGCGAGGTTGTTCGTATGGCCGAATTTAATCAATTTTTCGTTGTCGGCGTTGGTGTTGTCAACGGTGCCGAAGTAAATACATTCCGTATTGACAGGAAATTGGCTGATGAGGGTTTTTTCGATTGCACGCTTCTTTTCTTCGGTGAGGGTGATGGTGGCGTGGTTGAGTTGCGCGGTGGATTGTTCGAGTTGCGCGCGGAGTTCGCTGGTTTCAGTATCAAGGATTTGGTGAAGAGTTTCTTCCATCTTCATGTAATACTCGTGGATTTCACCGGCTTTTTTGGTCTGTGATTTAAGGCAGAGCAGTTTGAAGCATCGGATGGTGAGTTTGATGGTTTGTTTGTTGTGACCTCCATGTTTTTTGGGTTTGTCGGATCCGGATTTGTCTGGTGAATGAGGTAGTTGGTCATCGTCACTATCATCTGATGTGACAATTTTATAATCAACATCAAGTTTGAAGTTGGTTTCAATCATTGTTTTTGCGGTTACCTTTTGCGTGAATCCTAACCATTTCCAAACGTGGTCCAAATCAACGACAAAATCTGTATTCTTATCATAATTGAGATAACAATAAAAACTAGCAACAAACAATTGCTGTTCGAATGTGCTAAAGTTTTCTTGGAGTTTTTCAAGGAGAAGATTATTGTATTTTTGTGACAACTTTGTAATCGGATTTTTCTCGATGAGTTCAATAATGTGGAGGGTTGCAGAAGAGGCGGCGCAGGCAGAAGAAGAGGTGGACATCGTGATGAGCGTATGTTATACTATGTATATACGGATGTCTTTAAGTTGTTTTAATATACACAAGCAAGATTATACAAGCAAGATTACAATAGTAATTATTACATAAAATTGAATTAACTGAACATGAATAAATGTACGATACGTCTTTACATCATGCCGGAATTCACATACGATTTGGATGATTTGGTTTGTCATTTCAAGTCACAAAAGGCCCAATTAACATTACATTTGGAGAAGAACTACCGAGAGAATATCCATTATACAAAATCACCACTGAAAGTAGTCCATGAAACGAAAAAACAAAACGGAGGACAAAACAAAATTGTTTATATGCTCACGGAAGATGCATTTGAACTCTTCAAGAACTCATTTAATTTCAGAAACAAGTATATTGTTGCCGCGTCACAACAAGTTCAAATTGTCAGATTTCCGATGTGCATCGAGGGGCAGACTATAGGGTTTATTGAAAATACGTATAGTGGCGTACGTGCCATGTCGCGTCAGTTTCAAATTGGACCGTATAGGACAGACTTGTGCTTCACGCACGATTTAATTGTGGTAGAGTGTGACGAATACGGGCATCGTGACAGGTCTGTTGCGGAGGAGTTGGCGAGAGAAGAATTCATCAAGAATCAAGGTTACGCAATGATACGATACAATCCGAATGAGCCTGGGTTTGATTTGTCTGATGTGTTGAATGGGATAAATCGGCGGTTAATGATGCTTTTATAATCGAAAAGCAATATTTATGAAAGCGACTGTCACTTTCATAAATTAAAAGCAAGAAAATGGAGTGAAATGCTAATTTCACCATCTTACTACACCCAAATGTAAATCAACTTGATTATAAAATTTTAATATTAGAATCTTGATTTAGGATAGCCTAAAGCAAGATTATCATCAAATACGGCTCTCGCCATCCCGAGAGCAACTTTCCATCACCACTTGCTCTTCTTCACATTTATCTTCGGTCCCTTGCTATTTTTCGCTGCATTTGGGTCATACGACTGCTCTCCTTCGTCGTCAGAACCGAGATTTTTCGATATTTCCCAGAATTCCTTACTGCCGAGCTTGAATGGCCCGTGCTGTTGTGCCTTATACCAGAAGATTTGGTCTTGTAATTTGTTGGATTTCGCGTTATTATTGATGACGAGACACTCATAATTCTCGGTGCATTGGTCCATGACCTGACAAAAGCTCTCAAAAGTGGGGAACATACCTGCATAGTTGTCATAGATTCGCTTACGATTCGCAATATATGGCTCGCGGAGGATAAAAACGTAGTCGATATTGGTGCGGAGATTTGGAGGGATACCCAGGGGATATTGCATTGTGATGACTAACATGACCTTCCAATGACGCCCGTTCATGAACAAAAGCCTCATCATCACATCCTTCGTCCACTTGTTATCATACAGACAATCATCCAATACGACAAATGTACGCGGGTCAATGGACGACTTCTTATACATATCCTGTTCCTTCTTCACCTGCTTCAGGACCGCCTTTTGGCGCTTGAGAATATTTTCGATGATTGCTGTGTTATACGCGTCATGGATGAATAGTTTTGGCACATGGGCCGCGAAAAACCCGTTGCCGGCTTCTGTCCCTGAGATGACGGTTCCAATGGGGATATCCTGGTGGTGAAACATCAAGTCCTGAACGAGAAAACTTTTACCTGTATCACGTCGGCCGATGAGAACGATAACGGGCCCCTTATTTTCATCGGGGCGAAAGCTGATGGCCTTCATATCAAACTTCGCGAGTTCTAAATTCATTTACACGCAATCACGACGAATCGAGTAAATGGTGATAAAAATGGCATATATTATTTAATGACATTTTTTACGAATGGAATGGAATCGGATGCGGAATCGATACGGAAACGGAATCCGGAATCGGGATGCGGTGGAGCCCCCGTTTAAAATCAATTTATAACTTCTATTTAACAATCATACCAGTATTTCATTTAGGAACAACATGTCTATATCGAAGACGCCGAAGACGCCGATGCCGATGTCACCTGCGTTATTCCAATTACATTATCGGAAACATAAGTATACTCCGGATAAGATAGAACCCGCGCTATTATTCGATATCCAGAATTTTACTCCGATTTATTCGCGATTTTTCGATATTAACGAGTCCAATTATAATAGTATTCAATTGAACCAAAAGTATTATTTACAGAATATTATCGAGCATTCGCATCAAATCAATGAAAGCAGCCAAACCCTAAACCATCTTGAAACGGTGATTGGGGATGATGCTGGCAATGCGCATAATGCGCCGATATTTGTGAAGTATTCGCCGCTACTTGACCCTATCCGGTATTTATCGGGTAAATACAATATTAATGATACGAAAACGATGACGCTACCCAAATACAATTCGAGTTCCGCGGATTGTGAAGAGAAAATGCTAAACGTGAACAATGCGTCGTATGTTGACGGGTTTTTCTCCTACTTAACGAGCAAAACACTTCATACCCATGGCGTCGTCCATGGACTGGATTATTATGGCAGTTATTTATGTAAGCAACGCGAATTTTCCACGAATGTGTTTGATGATATCGAGTATCTTGTCGGATGCTCGTT